ATCCTGGGCGATCGTCGCCGCCTGCAGCTGATCGACCGTCTTGCCGTTCAGCAGCGTGTCGATCGAGCCCACCGAGATCGTGCCCGCGGTGAGCACGAGCCCGGCGCCCACATCCACCGTCTCCGGCCCGCCGGCGCCGGTGGAGACGCGGCCGAGCAGACTGCCCGTGGGCGCCACGATCGCCGGCTGCTGGCCGGCGAAGAGGTTGGCGATCGTCACGGCATTGGTGCCGTTGCCCTGATCGATGGGCAAGACGTCGGTGGGCGACAGCGTGCCGGCCGCCGGCAGATTTGCGATGGTGGGCATCTGTCTGTCCTTTGTCGCGCGAAGGGATGATCGCGATCAGGCGATCGCCACCCAGCCGCTGGTGTCCGTCCCGCTCTGCTTGATCCAGAGGATGCTGCCCGCGCTGCCGGTGAGGTTGCGGTAGTCAGAGCCGGGCGCCGCCGCCACGACGCCGAGCGGTGATCCGCTGCCCACCGTCGTCGTGCAGCCGATGCTCTGGGCATCGTTCACCCAACGCACGGCGCCGCTGCCGGCCGGGTGCAGGCGAAGATCGCCGGAGATGGTCTGCAGCGTCAGGCTGCCGTCGCTCGCGGGGGCCAGGTAATCGGTCTGCTGATAGGCGCGCGCATACCAGCCGCCGTTCAGCCCGACCCATTCGATGTCGGAATTGGCGGGGGTGGTGATGGCAAGGCCCGATCCGGTGGATTGGGGCGGGTTGCTGCCGGAGACCGCCCATTCCACGGCGACGCCGCAGAAGACCCGCAGGCGGCGGTTCGGCGGCACCGGAATGCCGATGAAGGCGGTGGCGGCGGCACCGGAACCGCCGCCGCCGCTGATCGTGACCGTCGGCGCCGAACCATAGCCCGCGCCGACGGAGCCCATGCGAAACCCGATCACCGCGCCGTTGGTGATATAGGCCTCGGCGGTCGCGCCCGAGCCGCCGCCGCCGCTGAAGCTCACGGTCGGCGCGCTGGTATAGCCGCTGCCGCCCGCCGTCAGTTTCACGAAGGTGACGTAGTTGTCATAGTTGCCCGCGTTGAGGGAGCGAATGCACTGGACGGGCGCCGTGCCGCTCTGGATCGCAACGCCGTCGATCACATCCGGATAGGTGAGGGCGTTCAGTCCGGCGAAGGGCCCGGTCGCCGTGACATAGGGATCGGCGTAGTGGAGGCTCGGCACGCCATCGAGCGTATTGCCTTCGATCGTCACGCTGTCGGTCAGCGGCAGCAGGGATAGGCTGATGTCCGCGCCCGGCGCCGTGATGAAGGTGTTGCGCGCGATCGTCACGTTTTGCGGCCCGTCGATCAGCGCGATACCGCCGCCGCCGAGCGGCATGTCGATGACGTTCTCGGAGATCGAGACGTATCGGGACGGCACGCCGATCGGCGCGCCCTCGGCCGTCGTCTCGTTATTGTAGATGAGGATGCCGTAATAGCTGGCGTTGATGACGGAATTTCCGATGATCCGCGGCTCCAGGGCGCCGCCGGCATTGATGCCGATGCGCGAGGTCGTCACCCGGTTGCCGGCGCTGAGCGTGAAAATCCCCGCCCCCGCATCAATGCCGAAACCCAGATGATTGGTCACGACATTGGCGGTGATCGAACTCGCGTAGCAATTGGCGAGGATGCCGCCATTGCCGACATTGGTGCCGCCGTTGTTATAGACGAGATTGCCGTGGATCTGCAGGTTGTAGCCCTGCGCGACGATCCCGTATTCCGAATTGTCGTGACAGATGTTGCTGGCGGCCAAGCAGAGCATGGCGTCTGCCGTCTGGTTGGTGATGGTCGCGGGCACCGCATAGGCCGTGGAATAATCGCCGATCGTGATGCCGATCTGATTGTTGCAGCACTGATTGCCGACGATCGCCGTCAGCCGCGACTTCACGATATGCGCGGGATCGATGTAATCGACGAAGAGGCCGGCGATGCTGTTGTCATGCAGGTGGCAGGCGCTGACCGTCAGCCCATCGGCGGCCGCGCAGGTGATGCCGTTCAGATTGCCATAGGCCTCGCAGCCGATCACGGCATGGCGCGCGAGCACCGGATCGGAGGTGCTGAAGAACAGCCCGGCGCCCGACACCGCATTGGCGAAGGCGCAGCGCTCGAAGGTCGAGCGGATGCAGCTCGCGCTGACCGTGACGGCATTGACTGAGCCGCCGAGGGCGCTGTTGCCGTCGAAGATGACGCCCTCGACATGGATGGCGGTCGCGGTGAGGCTGACCCAGCTCGCGCCGCTGCTCTGCGTGAGCCGCCGCAGCGTGGTCCGGCCCGGCACGCCGATAAGGGTGAGGGCGGCGCTGCTGGTCAGTGCGATCGGGCCGTTCACGATGTAGGTCTTCGGCCCGAGCCGGATGGGGAGCGCCGCCGAGACGGCCGCCCGGAAGGCCGCGCTGTCATCGGTCGCGCCGTCGCCGACGGCGCCGAAATCCTCGACCGTCACGGCGTCGCCGAGCATTGCCCCGAGGGCGCGGGAGGTGGTCGCGCCGCTCGCGATCGCATGCAGGGGCGATGCGTCGAAGCCGGGCAGGGTGGCGAGGCTCGACAGGAAGGTGCTGTAGGATACGGCGGTCGCCGTGCCGCTCTGCGACAGCGGCACGAGGTCGGTGGCGGCGGGGGCGGTGCCCGCGGGCAGGCTGCCGATGACGAAGGGCGCCGGCGCCGAGAGGGTGCCGTTGGCGAGGGCGAGGTTGCTGCCGACGGTGATGGAGAGCGGCGCGCTGGCGCTGCTGGTGCTGTTGCCCAACAGGGCGCCGGCCGGCACCGAGATGGCCGGCTGGAGGCCCGCCAGCAACTGCGCGCGCGTCACCTTGCGGGCGTCGCCGCTCTGCGACGCCACCAGCTCGTCAGTGTCCGAGCTTGCGACCGCCGCCTGCAACTGATCGATCGTGGGCATGCGGTCAGCTTTCTACGAAAAGGGGGTTGCCGTTCTGATCGGTGATCGGGGCGCCCGTCTGGGTGACGAGTTCCGTGCCCAGCGGTGGCTCCGTGGAGAGCGAGATGCAGGGCAGCAGCACGCTGCGCTGGAAGCTCCGGCCCGCGATGGTGCTGATGGCGAGCGTCACGGAATAGGTCGTGCCGCTCTGCCCCGCGCTCAGCCAGAGGATGGCGAGGAGGCCGTTCGTCGTGCTGGACGCGAGGGTGAGGTCGCCCGCCTCGGCCGGCGTGATGGTGATGTCGAGGGTGGTGATGCTGTCGCCCTCGTCGCCCCAGACGGCCGGGGCTATGTCATAGACATAGTCGAGGACATCGGCGGGGTCCTTGGCGGGCCAGGCGGCGGCCGTGCCCGGGGGTGGTGCGGGCCAGGCGCCGCGCGGCCTGGGATCGAAGCCCGTGATGGTGAGAACGCGCGCGGCGCTCGGTTTCCAGGAATGGGCGGCGGGAGTGGACATATCAATACTCCAGCACGACGATGCCGGCGGCGCCCTGGCCGCCGGCGCCGGGGCTGTTATAGACGCCGCCGGCGCCGGAGCCCGGCGCCTGGCCGTTGAGCGCGGTATTGCCTTGGGTCGATGCGCGGCCGCCGCCGCCCATCAGGCTGGCGCCGCCATTGCCGCCGATCACGATCGTGCCGTTCTGCCCGTCCGACCCGTAGCCGCCGAGCCCGTTGACCTCACCGCCGCTGCCCGCTCCGCCGGCGCCGCCGGGGGTTGCGGTCGTGCTCTCGAACTGGCCGCCGGTGCCGCCGGAGGCGCTGCAGAAGGTGCCGAAGCTCGAGGAGCCGCCATTGCCGCCGGGCTCGCCGGCGGCGCCGCCGCTGCCCCCGGCGCCGACCGTGACAGCGATGCCGGTGCCGGGCGTGACCGCGAAGGTGCCGCTGGCGAAGCCGCCCGCGCCGCCGCCCGCCGCCGCATAGTTGCCATTGGTTCCGCCGCCGCCGCCGCCGCCGCCGATGACCGTGGCTCTGATCAGGCTGACGCCGACCGGTACGGTGAAGGCGGTCGTGCTGGCGAAGGCGACCCGGCGGGAGAAGCCGGGTGTCAGCACCGGCAGCTTGAAGTTGATGAAGGGTGCGGCCGGATGGGTGGCGATATCGGCGGCCGTGATGGCGCTCTGCCCGGTATTGACGGTGATGAGGTAGAGCCCGCACCAGCCGATGTCGATCGCGGGCGGAACCGCCGGGTTCGTGCTCGTATTCGCCGGCGCGCCGGCTTTCAGCTGCAAGGCCACCCGCTCGATCCGCTGGGTGTTCTGGGCGACACCGGAATTGCCCGGTCCGGAATAAGGCTGTGCCGGATTGGCGGCGTTCACGTAGGGCAGCACGATCGGCGTCGCATCGCTTTCCGCGAAGCTCGCCTCGATGAGGTAGATGACGCTCTCGCCGGAGGTGGTGGGCGGCGTCAGCGTGAAGGTCGTGGGCTGCAGGGTGATGCCCATCTTCACGATCTGATCGGTCGTATCCGCCGGCAGCGAGCCATAGGCATATAAATCGAGCGATCCGAACTGCGTGATTGATCCGGCGCCCACGGTGACGCTGAGCGAGGCCGGCGTGGTCGGCGTGCAGGCCAGGCCGTCGGTGATCGTGCTGGTGCCAAGCACGGCCTGCGTGAGGCTGCCGATGGCCACCAGCACATTGCGGTTGAACGAGAGAAAATCCGTGTCGAGCGGGATGGAGGCGGGATAGACGATCTGCCGGTCCATGATTGGTCCTCGGAGGTTTGAAAGCGATCGCATTGGGGAAATGCCGGCGCGCGGCTTGGGCGCTTCAGTTGGAAACGGCGGTCCAGGCGATGCTGGCCGCCGGCATGCAGTCCGCGATGGTCGCGCGGATCTGCGCATCCGTGACCTCGCCTTCGATCAGGCTGGCATCGCCATATTGCAAAGCGAGGGTGTTCCAGCCGCCCAGGGCAAGGTTGCCGGCAGATGCGGCATTCGCGCTGCCCCAGCCGCCGGTGCCGGCGATGCCGCCGCCCGAGGGTCGGTAGGCGATGACGAAACATTGATAGGGCAAGGTGAGGTTGCCCCAGCCGCCCAGGGTATTCCAGCCGAGGCCGAGGCTGCCATAGCCGCCGGTATCGGGGGGATAGCCGGGCTCGAAGACCTTGGGGGTGCGCCCGGTGAGGTCGGTGAGGCTTGCGATCAGCGCGGCGCGCGTGCCGCGCAGCCGCTGCAGATTGGCGTGGATGCGGGCGCGGAAGGCGCTGTCGGTCTCTTCGGTCTGCCGCGCCCAGGCCGGGCCGCCATAGTCGTGCGCGATGAGGTCGAGCCAGCCGTCGGTCGCGGTCGCGATCCGGGTCTGCAGCCGGACATAGGCGAGCAGCGCATAGAGCCAGGCCCAGCCATTGGCGAGGCCGGCGAGCAGCGCCGAAAGGACCGGCGCGTCATCGGGGAACCAGCCATTGGGGAGAGCGGCGCGCAGCCGCGCCTGCATGTCGGTTTGATCGCCGGTCATCGATGTTTCCTCAACCAATCGCCAGGGTGCCGAGCTTGATGACGGTCGTCGGTGTGGCGGCGAGGTCGGCGGTGCCGCCCTGCAGCGTGAGCCCGGTGACATTGGTGACGGCGGGGCTCGCATCATAGGCAAGCTGCGCGAGGCGCGTATAGGCGAGCGACGTGCCGACCGGCAGGGTGTTGACGAAGCCGGTGATGGCGGCGTTGACGGCGGCGATGGCGGCGGCGCTGTTCGAGCCGGCGGCGATGGTCAGCGTCAGCGCGATATCGGCGACGAGGCGCGTCGGCGGATAGACGGCGAAGAGAGAGCCAACCGGCCGCACCGCATCCACCGCCGCCTGCACGGTGCCGAGCAGGGTCGTGGGCGGCGAGCCCGATCCGTCATCCACCGTCACCACGAAGCGGCCCGGGACAAAGGCCCCGGTGCCGTCGGTGTTTTCCTGCACCGTGCAGGTCAGGCCCTGCTGAAGGCTGGTGGCGGCATAGGTCACGGCCTCCACGGTCGCCCGCGTCCGGCTGTCGATGAAGCTCTGGAAGCGCAGCCGGAAGGCGGCATCCGTCTCGGCACCGAGCCCGCCGGTCAGCGCCAGCGCATTGGTCACGGTGTCGATGCCGGGCAGCGCCTGGGCGATCAGACTGATCGTGCCCGCGAGGACATTGCCGGCGCTGCCCGGCGTCACGGCGGTCACGGGCACGGTCACGCCAGTGACGCCCGCGCCGAGGAGGTAGCCGTTCTCCGCCGCGGTCCAGGCCGCATTGGTGGTGTCGGTGCCGACGGTGAATTGCTGCGTGCTGTCCCCTGTCGTCACGATGGCGCCGGCCGGAATGAGCGCCGCCATCCTGGGCGTGTAGCGGCTGAAGGTCACGCTGCCTTGCGCGGCGACCGCCGCCAGCCGCGCTATGCCGAAATCGGCGCCGAAACTATCGACATCCGCGCCGCTGCTGGTGGCGAGCCGCGTCGTCTGCAACGTGAGCAGGATCAGCCATTGCAGCCAGAGTGCGAGGGAGGCGTTCGCTTCGAGGAGGGCGCGCAGCACCGAGCCCGTGGTGAAATCGAGCAACTGGGCGGCGCTGCCTTGCACGGCCGCGGCGGTCTGCTCCACGAGCGTCGTGAAGTTGCGCAGAAGAAGTTGCATGGCGGGAGATTCCGAACGAGAGAATGACGGTCGCGGGCGGCGTTATTCCGCCAGCATGACGCCGACCGATTGCGTCGTCGTATCGGTGACGTCGCTATAGGTGATCTGCAGGGAGACGATGGTGTTCTCGGCCTGCACGTCGATCACCGGCGCGGGGTTCTGGGCGACGGCGCTTTCCAGGAAGATCTGGCTGCGGACGAGCCCCGTGATGGCCGCGGCATCCACGGGCGTGCCGATCATCGCCGGCAGCCCGGCGCCATAGGCAAGTTGCCAGATATAGTCTCCGGCATTCGTGAGCAGCCGGCGCAGCACGCGCTGCTGGCCGAGCGCGCCGCCGGAGATCGCGGCGAGATCGCCATCGGCGGCGACCGCGAGGTCTCCGCCGAAGGTATGGTTGAGGTCGGACATCGGGATCATGCCTGTGGAATGGGAAGGCCGGTATTGCCGGGGCCGTTCTGCACATCGGGATGGACGTGCTCGTCATAGATCGTGCGGAGTGCCGCGAGCGTGCCGTGGGCGCCGCCCTGATCGGAAATATCGCCGCTCACCACGAGGC